ATCCGAGCTCGAGCCGCCCCAATATTTCTGCGCGCGTTCCCATTTCCTCTAATAGAAGCCATACCCTTTAACCATTTTTTCTTGAGGACTGCGAACTGCTTAGCAGTCATGGCTTTGTTCCTACGAAGAGCTTCGTTCGCCGCGGCTTGCCTCCACTTGTTTTTCATGTTATTGGGAACACCGGTCACGTTAACATTCTTCATCACGTAGTTCTTCTCGAGGTTACGCTTCCTCTGCATCTTCCAGTTCTTAACCATATCCTTCTTGATTTTATCGACAACCATCTTCTTGGGTACACCGAGCGCTTTGTTCCTATTATTGGCACTCACCCTAGACGCGGCATTCTTGATATTTCTGATATCTTGTGTGAGATTAGGTTTGTAACGGTTCATCCACGCTTTACCGTATTGTTTTTCGAGGTCCTTGCGAATAGAATTATCATCTAATCCGACCCTCTTGACTCGTTCTTGCGTCTTTTGGGTTTGGACCTTTACCTTCTTCGCCCTCTGGACCTCACGTTTCGTGGGCTTGGGTGGGGGAATAGGCTTAGGCTTAGGCTTGTTCAGATTGTTTCGAACAGCCTCGATCTTTTTACAGAGATCATCCTTCTTCTGTTTACCGTTGGTGTTAATCTTGAGCACCTCGGCTATTTGCTTAATCTGAGGAAGGGTCATATCACGGCACAGTTTACGTCCTATGCGGAAAGTGGTATTTTTACCAGACATGGTGACATTCTTCACCTTGGTTGTTTTTATACCAGACTTCTTCTTAATGGCATCACAAATTTCACGCTTGTACATATCACGGGTAACACCTCCACTCTTAACCCTAAAGTTGACGACGCCCATCTTACGTGCGAGATCCACGAGTTCCTTTTTATCCATGCGCTCACACTTCTTTCCGTCAATCTTGAGGGCGTTAATTTGGTTTTTATTGAGAGCGGTTTTGCGTTTCACGACACGCTTGGGTTTGGGTGGAGAAACTGGTTTAATTTTACGCTTGGTTTTCTTTTTAGGAGACGCCCGCACCTTTTTGATGATGATATCTTCTCCAATATCAAACTGACGAATGACTTGAGAAGTAGCCTTGTAGGCATTTTCGAGAAGAGCGGGTGTCTTCGCGCCTATTATTTGCACGACACCGGACTTGCTTATATTGAGTGTGTACCCCCTCATTGTCACATACATCATGGGTGTGAGTTCGGGTTCGTAGACGACGCTACCATACCTGGCAAACTTGGACGCGACGTTATCCATTCTGAAAACACCGTTGATGTTGAATTGACCACTCAGATTATTAAACTGAATGGGGTTGTAAAAGAAGGGTTCTTTGGTCGTGTAATTGTCCACGATATAACGACGAACCGCTTCCGGTTGAACAGATATGTGACTCGCTAATAAACCACCGGAGAAACGAATCTTACCGTTTTTGTAGATGTTTACGTTCGTTCCTTGGCTTACACCGTCATCGTTGGATATCACCATTTTAAATTCTATGGTGACGAGTGGTATATTCATATTACCCTTGAGTCCAAGATTACGGGTGTGCCTGACAGCGATCTTTTGCTGTCCGTACCTACCGACAATTTCTTTAGTTTCTATATAAAGACCGTCGGCAATTCGCATTTTAGCGAGTGGTTTTTTTATGGCTATCTGTTTAAGGTTGATGACGGTATCTTTTTGTCCATAGCCACTGTCTACACCGGCATTGAACATACCCGGTCTGAATGGAGAAATGACAAGAGGAGTCAAATCCGTAAATTCATTAACCACGTTCGGGTTCATCTCCGCGAGTGCCTTTTCAAACGCGGCTTCATTGATTGGGGGAACATTGCTATTCTCGAATTCACTCGTGTTTATGGGTTCTCTCATCGCGTTGTTTACCAATTTATTGACGTTAACGTCTGCGAATTCATTTTCGAGAGGAGAGTTGTTTTCGAATTGCGCGAATCGACTCCGTGTAGGAGGAGGTCGCATAGCCATAGGAGGTACCCGTCGTTGTTGTAACTCGGGTCGAACCGGTTCACGGAAGAATTGCTGACCACGAGCAATGTCTTCCCTGCGAGCCATACGCTCCGCCGCGCGAGCGCGTTCGGCTCTTTCCAGTTCCATCTCAAGTTCCCGAGCAAAGTTATTGTTATTATTAGAGTCATAATTGGGACTTTGCCGTACGTCCACACCAGACTGCCTGACAAATTCTTTGACCGACTGGCTCATATTACTATCTTATAGGATTTTTTTTAATGGTTGTTCCCAGTCATTAATTCGTCTTCCTTTAGGTCGACACCGAAAATAACGGGTTGAGTGGGATACTGACGACCCCGGTAGGATACCGATTCGTTTCTAACCTCGATATCGTATGAGCTGAAAGGACCAACATAGAAGTCTTCGTGGAACTTGTGCTGTCCGAGGTTGTTGTTCTTACAGTGTGTATTGAAAGCGGCCACAAAGAGGTTCTGGGGTACGTACTCACCCTTAGCCTTATCCACGTTAGTAGACTCGAGGAAGTGGATGAGAGAGTTCGCAACCTTCGCCACCTGCATCTTGATGAGTTCAAAGTACTTTGGAACTACATTCCAGATATCCGCATCGGCGTACTTGTTCCTGTAGTCGATGTAGCCTCGCACACACTTGAGTAGAATGATAGGCAACTCGTTTTCGAGCTTATCATCGAGAGTAGGATCCGCTTCACGTACCTGTTTGCTAAAGTTCCAAGGCAAAATACGACGCAAAACAGAACCGGAGTTATCCTTCCACCCTGGAACCTCGTTACCCCCCAAGACCCCTGGAACCTTCCAAACCATAGGGATAGCCTGCTTGTTCTTCACAGCGATGGATACATCCTCGCCGGACACGATAGACTGGAACTCCGCCTGTTCGAGAGAAAGATCACCCTTCACCTCTGGTGCGATGAACATGAAGTTATTCGCGATGGCGGAGAGGCCGAACTTCTTCTCAATATTGTTCGAAAGTGTACCTACATCCTGACTCTCATAGAACTTCTTGAATACCTTTGTAATCAGAGTACTCTTACCACTCTTCGCGATACCTTTGAAGAATGGAATGATTTGCCATTTGTCCAACTCACCGACGTCAAAGCACAGGCGCCCACCCATCACGTAGGCCCACTTGCACACTTCCGGTTCAAAGTTTTGATATTGAAGTACACGGTCAAAGTTGGGCGTTGGAATATCTTCCCAGTTGTCAACGTGAGAATAGTCGTCAAACACCTTGTCAAAGTATTTACAGGCAATCAAGGTTGGGTCGAGACGTGCAAACTCCTTGCTGGTGTACGGGTAAAACGCGCACCTGTAGTACCCATCGTTTTCATCCATAGGATTCGTGGGGACCCACTCCTTACCGATGAACACACCGTTCTTGAAGGACCATACGTAACGCCTCTTTTCAATAGTAGGAAACTGCGAATCTTTACATTTAGATAGGTTATCAATCACCTCTCTAAAGATGCTTCCCTTGCTCGTGAAGTTTTTCCACATTTCAAAGTTGTCATCCTTGTTTGCCAACGAATACACGAATTCATCGATGGACATCTTCTGCTCCCATGCCCGTGTATTGTACCCTTCTTCGGTCTTACGCTCTTCACAACAGAATCCCTTGTACCTACGATACTTCGCCTTGTACAGTTCATCCAGGGCGAAAATAAGACACTTCTGATAGGGCATTATATTTTCCGCATCTTCCTCACACATCGTAGAAGGATCGGATGTTGAATTCGCCTGGTGCTTGACCGTGGGGTTTACAACCCGCTCGTGTGCATTGTAATGCCGGCGAACGTTATCGTAACCATCCTTTACTTGCTTCAAAATGTTATGTACTCGAGTAATAAAATTTACACCGTTCTCATTTTCTTCTTTGTCAAGACCAACTTCCTTGATTTGATTTTTAAGATCTACTAGAAATTTACGCCGGTTTTCACGGATACCCTTAATAGCCACAATATCTATTTTAGATACCATAGGGTTTCCATCCTTATCAAAACTATCAGCGTGTAGGTATTGCTTGTAACCTAGTTGGCGTGCAGCCTTAAAATCCTCCGTTCTGAGATTCCACGCAAGTTCGTAGGCCTGAAGAATTTCTTCGAATTGAGATTTTTCCTTCATCGACTCGATGACCCGTTTCTGTAGCTCTGCGAGTGCTTCATACTCGTTAGGGTTCTTATCGATGAAGTGAGTATCTTCCATAGTTATATGATTTACAATTTTTCTCTCTAATTAATTTTTCAACTCACTCAAAATCTTTATAAGGATTTTGTTTTGCATCTGGAGTTGTTGGGAGATCCCAACAAGGGCGGTGCATACGGTGTCACCATCTTCTGTAGCCAGGAGAGAGGTCATGAGAGTCGTGACATCCATGCCATCATCATCAAACATCATCTCATCCTCGTCGTCCATATCGATCTCCTCGTCGATGGGTTCATCTTCAGTCTCGGTCACCTCCTCAGACTCCGTTTCGGAGACAATCTCACCCTCCTCGATTTCAATCTCATTTTCCTCAGGCTGATTTGACATTTAAACTAGACCAAGAAAAATTGGATCGCGAAATTTCGCATTTCCTCAAAATTATTTTCTCTGCTTATAGTACAACAACTCTCACAATGGCCGGTGGTCTCATGCAACTCGTAGCTTATGGTGCCCAGGATGTCTACCTTACTGGTAACCCTGAGGTAACTTTCTTCCAGGCGAAATACAAGCGCCACACTAACTTCGCGATGGAGAACATCGAGCAGACCGTCAACGGTACTGCCGCCGACTCCGGTCGCGTCTCCGTCACTGTTGCCCGCAACGGTGATCTCGTCGGTGACATGTATGTCGAGCTTAAGTCCAAGTCCGGCATCGCGTCCATCACTTCCGATACTGCCGCCGATCTTTGCTGGGTCGCCGAGCGCGCCGTTTCCTCCGTAGAATTATCAATCGGCGGCCAAAGGGTGGACAAACACTACCAGCGCTGGTGGCGTCTGTACTCCGAGCTTTACCTCGATGAGTGCAAGAAGGCCACTTGGGGTAAGATGACTACCGGCACTGCCGACTCCACCGTCTACCTTCCTCTCGTTTTCTTCTTCAACCGCAACCCCGGTCTCTACCTCCCCCTCATCGCCCTCCAGTACCACGAGGTTCGTATTGATTTCGATTTATCTTCGGAGTTCACCACTTACCTTAACACTGACACCTTCAAGGTCTGGGCCAACTACGTCTACCTTGACACTGAGGAGCGTAGGCGTTTTGCCCAGAAGGGTCACGAGTACCTCATTGAGCAGGTTCAGCACACTGGTACTGATACCGTCACCTCCGCCTCCACCAAGCAGGTCCGCCTCTCGTACAACCACCCCATCAAGGAGCTCGTATGGTGCTTCGACTCTGGTGTTGCCCGTACCAAGATGTGGAACTTCACCTCCAAGGGTGCCGTTGATAAGATTATCCTCGAGTGCGACCCCACCGGCATTGCCGATTCCAACGCTTTCATCTCCACCTCCACCTCCGGTGCTCCTCTCCTCAAGCTAGGCACTGGTGGTACCGCGGCTGCCGACGCCTTCACCGAGGAGGTCGTCGGTCCCCTCTCCACCTTCAAGCTCGTTCTTAACGGCCAGGACCGTTTCAAGGAGCAGAAGGGTAAGTACTTCAACCAGGTGCAGCCCCACTTCCACCACAGTGGCTCCCCCTACGCGGGTGTCTACTCGTACTCCTTCGCGCTCAAGCCCGAGGAGCACCAGCCTACCGGCACTTGCAACTTCTCGCGCATTGACAACGCGCAGGTGTCCGTTACCATGAACACCACTGACGCGACCAACATGCACATGTTCGCGACTAACTACAACGTCCTCCGCATCCAATCCGGTATGGGCGGCCTCGCCTTCTCTAACTAAGCATACAAATCAAATTTGTATTTGCTATTAAAATTAATTAATTCTTCAAATTTAAAAATTGAAATCACACAATTTTTAAAATTGAAAGCTTAAAAATAAGACGAGTGGCAAAAGTATGTTACTCAGACGAATTTACGAACTTATCGTGAAAGTTGAGAAACCTACGTTAGGACGTTGGAATCTCAAGTCGTGTAATGAAATTTCAACATCCATAAACTCCGTGTATCAGAACAGAGACCACTGTGGTGATACGATTTGTAAAACACCGAAGAAGGCTTCAGAATATACCACCGGTGAGCAATCTGGTAAACATACCCATTAGAGCAAGACTACTTGCTGAAGAAGCTTGTGGTGTAGTTGGAATACCACCGGCTGATCGGACAGATGAGGAACAACAGCATACACAGCATACCAATAATAAAAGAGG